ATCTACACCAGCCCTCGCCGACCAGGTCGACGTGCTGCTGGAACGTCTCGACGAACTCCTGCCGCGGCATGAACGGGTTCGGCTTGTTCCACAGGTCCAGGGCCGCATGCGAGGTGACCTCGACGCGGTCTTCCTTCAGGCCGCTCTTCGCCTTCCGCCACAGCTTCCACTCGACCTGCGCGGTCGCGTTGCTGGTGCGGTTGACGATCGAGAACAGCGTGCCGACCGAGCCCATGGCCCGCATCTGCTGCTCCATGCCGGCCGGGCGCATAAAGGGGAGGGCGCGCTCGGCGCCGCGGCTGGTGAAGGGGACGGGGGTGTCGACGGCGGTACGCCGCGCGAGGGCGGTGAGGGAGCCGAGGAACGTCTTGCCCATGGCCCCCTCCTCGCTGCCCGTCAGTCGCTGTCAACCCACCACTGGAGGACGACGGTGAGAACTCCGCCGGTAATCAGACCAACGCCTGAACCGTAAATACTCCAGCTACCAGCCGAGATTAGCGTAAATCCTGCGGTGGTCATGGCGGTCGGCCGCAACTTCTTCAGCGTGGGGCCGCTGCTGGCCACCACGGACAGGAACTTCTTCGGCATCACAGCCACCTCACTCGGGGGCGACCCGCGGAGTAGTACGCGAGCAGCAGGGCGTCGGCGTTGTCCGGGCTGCGCCCGAGCCGCTTACGGATCTCGTCCTTCTTCTCCACCCGGATCCGCCCCTTGGGGTCGGTGTCCCACCGGGGTTCGAGGAGCTGCGCCACCGTGGTGTCGGCGTTGTCCATCATCGCGAGGTCCCAGCCGCGGGACTCGGACAGGCCGCGGCCCAGCGACCACCAGATCTCGGCGCGGAGGTTGAGGAACTTGTCGGGCTCCGAGGCGGCGCTGCCGACGTTCACGCCGATGATGTGCGCGGAGTGCTCGCCCCGGGTGGCCGCATTGCGCAGCTCGCCGATCACACCGAACCCGATTCCGATGCTGTCGACCTTCACCGCCGTGGCCCCGGTCTCCTTGATCGCACGAAGGATCAAGGGGGCGATCACCTCTGGCCGGTCAGTGTGCGCGGACCATTCCCGCCCTGCACGCCGGCCGCGCCGCTCCCGGATGACGGTCTCGTCCCCGCCGCCGCCGACGTCGACGCCAAGTTCTACCGGTTCCAGCTCCTCCGGCTTCGGCCTCCGGTCGGTGGCGGCCCGGCAGTTAGCGACGTCGGACTGGCGCACCACCTGGTTCGCCGCGTCCGTCGAGAATTCGCCCAGCACCTTCGCCCGGTAAATCGGGTTGTCGACACCCCACTCGGTGGCCTTCTCCTCCACCCACTCGCGGGACACAAGCGCGGCGGCCATGTCGGCGGGCACGTCCTCGCCGGTGAGGTTGGGGGAGTCGAACGCGCTGATGCTCATCTGGTGCCAGCCGGACCCCGGGGTGCACACCTTCCGGAAGTGGCTCGCCGGATTGTCCGGGTTGCCAATCGCAAGGATCCGGCAGTCCGGCCCAGTCGCCAACGCGTCGGCTGCCACCCATAGCTGCTCCGGGATGCCGCACGCCTCGTCGAGGATCACAAGGACGAACCGGGCGTGGATGCCCTGGAAACCGTCCTCGTCGGTGTCCGCGGGTTTCCGCCCGTACCCGACGAGTTCGTCGTCGATGAGCCACTCGGTCTGGTTCACCCGGCCAGCCAACTGCCCGGTGCGGTGGTGCTTGCGGATGTACCGCCACAGGATCGCGCGCACCTGGGAGAACGTGGGGGCCGTGCTGACGACGAAGGCTTCACCGGGCGGATGGGTGTCGAGCCACCAGCAGGCCACGAGGGCGGCTGTCCAGCTCTTCCCGACGCCGTGCCCGGACCGTACCGCGGTCTTCCGCTGGTCTCGGACGGCGGCCAGGATCTCGCGCTGCTTCGACCACACAGTCTGCCGGAGCCGCTCCTGCACCCAACGGACCGGGGCGGTGCCGTACTCGCGGGTGCGGCGGGCGAGGGCGCGCTTGTCGATGTGGTTCTTCAGCTGGTCCCGTACGACCTTCAACTGCCGGGTATCACCGGCGCGCACCAGCTGGTCAATCTGGTGGCGCAGGTGCTCCACGTCAGGCGCTGGGACGGTCATCGCCGTCGATCCGGTCGAACAGGGCGCTGATCTCCGCGCCGATCTGCTGCGCGTCAACGGAGACGCGGGAGGGGGCGTCTGTGCCGAACAGCTTCCGGTACGACTCGCGTACGGCCCGGAGTTCACGGACCGCGGCGAGCTTCGGACCGTCGTCGAGGAGCGGCACGCCCTGGTCGTCCTTCACGATCTTGCCGTGGGACACCATCACGTGATCGCGCTCCAGCACCTCCAGGGCGGCCACATACAGCTCGTCGAGCTGCTCCGCCTCCCGCTGGATCAGCTTGGCCACCGGCTCCCGGGCCACGTCCGCCTTTGCCCGCTGCACACCGCGGAACGCCTCACCCTTGCCGGAGTAGCCGAGCTCGTCCGCGATCTGCTGGTACGTCTTGCCCTCTGCTCGGAGTTCGGCCGCTGCGGCGTCGCGTTCCACCGTATCGATGGACCGCTCGAACCTTCCCTTGCCGTTCCGGGTCCGGTCGTTCGGATGGTCGTCCTGCGCCATTGGTGCCTCCCTTCCTGCTCAGGGTAGGCCAATGGCCCACTCCGTGGGGGCGGCTGGAGCCGTGTGGAGTGGGCCACTGTGGAGACGGTCGGCGGGCTACTCGTCCTGCTCGGCCGCCCCGTCGATCTGGTCTCGCAAGTCCTCGAGACCCTGCTGGTTCGATTGCGACAGACCATCCATGTACGCGTCGAGGTACTCGTCTTCACCCAGGGCATCGCACTCGGGCGGCTTCGGGTCCGAGTCGTTCTCCGGGTCGAAGTCCGCGGCCCGGTTGCCGATGGTCTCGGCCACGGCGTCCACGCACTGCTGGGTGACCTCAGCTGCGTCAAGCGTCGGAGTGGCGGCTGCCGTGGTGGCCGGGGTGGTGGGCTTGTCCTCGGTGCTGCTGCCGCCGCAGGCGGTGAGTGTGGCGAGGAGTATGCCGGCCGCGACGGCGGCGCTGGCGGTGGTGCGGTTGCGCATGGTCCCCCCTGGGACTGAACGGTGGAGGGGACAGTGTGGCAGCAGCCAGCCCCGCCGGGAGCAGTGCCGACGGGGCCGGGAGAAACAATCACCGCATGCTCGCGCGGATGATGCATCGAGTCTATGGGTGGGAACTTGCACCGGGCTCTGCTTCGGCAGGCTACGACGATGCCCCCGCCGGATCGGGTAGGCGGGGGCATTAGGCCGGGGCTACCCGGCGTGCAAACATCAGGCTACTGCGGGGGTACAACAGGCGGCGGGCTACGAGGTGGTGGGCAGGTTCACCAGCTCGGCTCGGTCCCGGAACTCCTGAACGGGATCCTGGTGCACCCAGTCCGAGAGCCGGGCCACCTCCAGATGAGTGCCGTGCTGCCGCTCAGCGTTGGAGAGCCACACCCGGAGGGCGGGCTCGCTGCACCCGGGCGGCGGGGCCAGACCTTCGAGCGCGGGATGCTGGGCGATCAGCGCGGGGGCGCACTCGTCAGCAGCCCGGAGGAGCTGCCACAGCTCCAGCTCATCTCCGGTCATCCAGTTGAGGAGGTCGATGAGCCCGTCCATCTTCCGGGCGGACAGGAGGGTGGGGGTCGTGACGCTGAGCACGTCGGCCAGCGGCACGGAGCGGGTCTCGTCCATGCCGCCCATCATCCCTGCTTCGCGGTGCCGTTGTCGGACTTCTCGGCGGCCCGCTTCTGCTGCGAGGCGTCGTTGCGCTTGGCGAGGTCGCCGATGCTGATGGTCTTCTCCAGTGCCATGATGCGGGTCCTGTCTCTGTGATGGGGATGGGGTCCGGGGCCGGCCGTTCGCCTGGCAGTGAGTCGGCCGGCCTCGGGGTCAGTGGTTGTCGTCCGTCTCGGTGACGGTGAGCTTCGGCCGGTACTTCCTGATGCGGGCGATGCGCTCCTTCGCGAAGTCCGGCGCGTTGGTGGCGAACTCGTCGAGGAACGTGCCGTCCTCGTCGGTCACGCGGTACCGGATGAAGTTCACGTCAGCGCTCCTCGCCGTCCCGCTGCTCGGCTGCGGCCTCCTCGGCGGCCCACCGCTCCTCGTCCTGGGCGTCGAGCAGCGCCTCGGCGGCCTGGTCGTACTCGTGCATCTCCTCGGCGCTCATCACGTCCTCGTTAGTCATGTCGTCGTAGCTGCTCAAGGGGTCCTCCTGGTGGGTAGATCTGCCGGTAGATCAGGGGTAGATGCCGGTAGATGGATTGGTAGATGCGCAGGTCAGGCGGCGGTAGACGCCGTGGGAGACGGCACCGTCTCCTGACCATCGGGGAGGGGCGGAAGCTGGGCCCTGACGACCCCCCTGCTGGCACCCCTGCCGCCGGTCTTGAGCCTCATCTCCACGGGGATACCGAGGGCCTCCAGGCGGGCCCTCAGGTCGGCCACCTTCCAGTCCCTTCCGTGGCCCTTCTCCTGGAGGTGCTGGAGGAGGTCGGAGAGGTACATGGCGGGGCGGTCGCCGAGGGCCTCGTAGAGCAGTCGGAGGACCGCGTCACGGGGGTCGGGCTGGGG